CTACTAGGAGTTGCTTTGGGAACTACTACAGGAGTTGATGTTGACGTATCATCTTCGGATGTAGATTCTGCTATGGGTGCAGTTGTGGGCTGAGATGCTTGTGTTACCTCAGATTGTTTATCCACTGTCGCTCCTGCAGGTGCATCTAATCCATATGGACGATAATAATTACCCCAACGTTGATTGTCATATGGTTGACCGTCTACGCTTGCCTCAAACATTTCTTTCATAATACGTAGTTCTGCCTCACCTGGTTTCTTAGGTAAGAAGTCAGTCATATTGAATAAACCATGTGCCTCAATTGCAGCCATTTCAGCTTCAGTCAATGCACTTTCTTTACGTGCCCAGTTACTAGTTGAATAGTCAGCATAACCACCTTTGCTTGTTTTCTTAATATTTAAATCAAGACCACGCTAATAGTCAGTTGGCAATTCTTCCATCTCTGGATCCATAATACTTGCTTTGATAATAGCAAAGATTTGTGGGCTGATAACAAATCTGCGAATTGGATTCGCTGGTTGTTTGTCATCACCGATTGGGTTTTGACGAACAAAACCTTGGAATAGATAACTGCGTTTCTTCCAATATTTGTTTGCCAATTCTTTTAATGATTCATCTTTATACCAAGGGCGAACTTCTGCCAAGATTGGGCATGAAGAACCATCGTTGTACATTTCAACGCAAGGTATTTGCACTTGAATTTGTTTTACGTTTGGATCACCTTTTACACCATTGAATGGTAGTTTGATGATTTGACGTTCTACCCAAAAGAATTCATTCTTTGTGTTACCGTCTGGTAAGAAACGCAAAGCGGCTGTTGTGCCTTCGTCCATATTCCAGTGGGGGTAGATTGAATTGTCAGATTGTTGGTTGCCTGTTGAACCAGTTGACTTGTTTTCTTGTGCCGCGATACGGGCACGAATTTCTGCTAATGATGCCATAATAATATTTCCTTATAAATTGAGATGGTCTCGTTTTTATTATTCGCCACTCCCTATGAGTGACTAACACAAGTGATAGTTTAGCAAATCTATCTACTCCTGTCAATAGTATTTATGCCCTATACGGGCGAATATATTATATTATATAGCGCAATTTGCCCGTTTATAGGCCTACTAATCTCTTAATAGTATCTAAATCTTGTTGACCTTCTTTGCTTTCATTAGCACCGACTAGTGTGCCCGGTTTAGCAAACTTATCCTTAACACTAAACTGTCCTGCAGATTTTTGTTGCGAATCTAAATCCTCTGCCATGTCTTCTTTGCCCCAACCTTCTTGGTCTTGATATCCAGCATGAAACGCTTTCACCCATTCTTTAGGACAACCATGCTTCTTAGCAATGTCTTGTATTAGATTACCAGTAGTACCACCTTTATATGCTCTACGACCTTCATGATACCATTTTGCTTGTTCTGGATCTTGGCTATAACCCAAGCCTTCCGCCATGCCTTTTTCCTTTGCTAATTTTTCAGTTTCTCTGCGAGCCTTGTCACTTAGGTTAGTTACCCTGCCACGACCTTGTTTGTTTTGGCCGACCTTGCGCCATTCAGACTCGTCTCTCCAACTGGTAACTTCGCCTTTTTCATTTTTAGTTTCTGTGCGCTCTTCCGCCACACCCGGCTGACCCTTTTTAAGCTTGTCAACATAGTGTGAACTGCCCTTTCCATAACCATGACGCCAGGCCATTGCTCTTAGATCATCTTCGGATTTATCTTTATGTGCTTGGTGAAATTCTTGGTCAGTCATCCCAGCGTATCTTTGTTTGTTTTTAATAACAGATGATGGCATACCAGCTTCCGCCACACCTTTTTGTTTATCCCACTCTTTATCAGTTTTAACATTGTGTTCTTTGCCACCTTTACCAATATCAGCAACTCTAGTGCCAATTGGTTTATTAGTTTTAATAACTGCGGTCTTCATTGGATGTGACTTTACACCACTTGCTTTACCTTTAGGAAATGCTCTTTCCACATCGTGAGAATAAGTACCTTCATCTACTGGTTGTTCTTTATTTTTACCACTGATGATATCGTGCATACGTTTGATAGTATCTAACTTACGTTGGTCAATACCTTTAACAAAATCACCAGCGCCCTTTACCATGTTCTGGTACTCTTCACCGTAATCTGCTTCTTCTGGATCAACATAATCATCAGTACCTTCGTTAGCAGGTTGTTGTGCGCTGATATAATACATACCGGAGCCTGTATCTAATTGAACTGTCACTGGTTTAAAACTACGAACGCCAACTGCTGACATAGGAACAACTACTGACGTTTTAGCAGTAGCAGGTGCCTCGGCATCACGTCCAGCAAATTTATATTCGCCACCTTTATATGCTATCATACGTGGACCCACAACATCAACACCAGCCGTAAATGTACTGCCAATTGGTGCTTGTTGTGTTGCTGCTGTAGGTGCTTGTGCATCAACTGATTGTGCATGTGCGGCTCCACCACCTAATGCCATACTTGCTGCTAATGCGCCACCGGCTAATGCTGATTTCCAATCTTCATCTAACTCTGCTAATTCCTCATGAGGCCATGACTGATAACTCTTACCGTTGACATCACCTGCACGTACAACGAATACACCACCGTTGTCATAACTGCCTTCATCTTCACCAATCTCCCAGCCCATTGATGCTAATGTACGTTCAGCCTTAATCATATCTTGTTCAGTACCTAACCACCATTGCTTTGCTATTTTCTTTAATAGTTCATCGTCATCACCGCCGTTGTCATCATTATCAGATGGTGCAAACTCTAATAAACTATCAGCCCATTCTTCTAATGCGATAACTTCTGCTAGTTCTTTATTCTCACCCAAGTTCTTACTTAGTTTGCTTAATATAGGCATTACAGTTTCAATGCGAGGATCTAAACTACTACTCATAAACATTTCGCTTAAGTCTACTTGTTCTTCATCTTCCATTAATGCAGGAGTATAACTTTCAAAGTAAGCATTATAACCACGCTTACCTGTTAATCTGCTTAATGACTCACGTAACTTTTGATAATGATTGATGCCTTCAGTAACTAAACGCTGTGCTGATTCATTGAATTGTCCATTACGAGTAGCACGAACAAATCCTGCCATCTTGTTATATTCTTCACATAAACTTGTGATATGATTCCAACGGTCATCTCCGGACTTACCACCTTCAGCAATATGACGGGCATAAACACGTCCAAGACCTGGCTTATTTGTTGGTAATAAGAAACGTTCACCTAATTGATTTTCAACGAAAATCTTTTCAATATGACGGAAACGTTGTTCACCTTCTTCCATTACTTTTGAATGTTGTATACGCATAGTAACTGTAGGTACATTATCGCTATAACTAGCTTTTCTACCCTGAGCATAATAGCTCTCAGTTACTTGTTCTTGTTTTTTAAGGTGTTCTCTTTTTGCCATATCGTTTTCCAAGTTATCTTGGTCACTTAGTTCAAAACTAAGTTGACGTTGTGTTGCGAATCGTTTTAAGATTCTAAGTAAGTTTTCCCATGATTCACTATCAGTTGATCCTGCCTTCGGGCTACTTGCTACTTTATCATTGTAATATACAATCAATTGGTGTAACCCGTCTAGAGTGACATAGACTTTACCGTAATTTTCCTCGTCCTTAATGAATTCAAACTGAAACACTTCTGCTTCGTCTGGTACAGGAACTGTTTTTCCGCTACTTTCAAGGCTCAATGGTTGTAGACCACGACTCTTTAGTAGGTTATAAATTTCAACTTTTAGTGATTCTTGTTTTTTGGACATACTATATTTATCAACTTATTACAGCAAAGAAGGGAAGCGGTGCTATAAATTCTTCATGGTCACGCAAATGATTGTCTAAATCACTATGATAGGCGCTTAGTTCAGTTATAATCCTGGTTATTAATAAAGTAGCCATAACTAAATCGTCATTTTCACCTACTTTAGCAGAATATCCGCCACCTAGTGCAACAAATGTCTTTAGTTCACTAATAAGACTATGACTTTTGATAGTCATTTTCTTACTTTCTAATAGTGTTTTAAACTTAGCACAGGCTGAAATTTTAGTCTTGTGTGAAGTATTGAATCCCTTACGTTTCTTACCCGGTTCGCTTATAAAGATTCCCGGTATATTACTTTCACCGTATTCATGCAATGATACTAATGCGGCTTCACCGATACTATTGTTTTCTAATGAGTAATAAATGCTATTAGGTTCACTTGTGCATTCTGCTATATACTTGTTAATCTGTGCTAATAATTTAATCTGACTAGGAATATCAGTCTTGTTGTGCTTCCACTCACCGATCTGTGTAGTAGTATTTGCTTCAAAGATTTGTATAGCAGCGTTATCACCACCTGTACCTAAACTAGGGTCTAAGCCAACCGCATATATATTACCTTTTTCAGGACGCTTATACCAACGTACCTGACCCATACGATTTGTAGGTTCTTCGCCAGTTAAATCTATCAATGTGTTGGGATTAATCAATGTCTCGTCGGCAATAATAAACTCACAACCAATCTCTCGTCTAAATCTATCTAGACCTAGTTGTGACTGCATCTCCTCTGCCCATTTTTCATCACGGTCAGGATGCTCTTGCCAGTAACTACGATATGCTCTAAATCCGTTTATACCAACATTTGTTTTGTTTCCAAACTCATCTTCTGTTTTGTTAGCACCTTTCCAAATCAATGCGAATTGGTCTTCATCACTGTTAGGTGTTGAAGTGATAATACACTTACCACCTGTTGCTAATGTGGGAGCCATAGAAGTCCAAAATTCTGTGGCTATAGTGGGGCGAACGAAAGCAAACTCATCAGCATACAATAATGTTATAGACATACCACGACCTGTATTTTCGGTAGTTGTTGCACTTACAATACGACTACCGTTTTCAAAGTCTAAACTACCTTTGTTGTATGTAGT